CAGCAAGATCAGAAATATCTTTGTAACCATGAGACTCAAGAGTTTTGGTAACAGTGTAAGTTTTGCCGAGACCACCTTCACCAGTGATAACAGCAGAGGGTTGAACACCAGACGCAACCATGGTAACGAGTTTCTCAACGAAACCGAAACGAGTATTAATATCGAAACGCTCAGATTTCTCTTCGAATGCTTTTTGTGCTTCAACGATAGTACCAGACATCTCAGCGAGACGATCCTTAACAGCGGACTCATACTTAGAACGAACCACAACTTTACCATCAACAGAACCGACAAACTTAGAAGAAGCAGAGTCAAAGGAGATCAGAGTTTTCATAGTTTCCCTTTCATTTTTAATCATCATACAGTAAGTATACCGCAAATCCGTATTAAAGTAAAGGGATATTTTGTATTCCCCTCAAGTTTGTAGGGTTTTACGGGATTTAGGTCTTTTTCAACTTTCATACCAATATTATACCTGATAATCTCTTGAAAGTAAAGCGAAATATGACTTATTTTCGCCTTCTAAATCAATAACTTACGTGCTCCAAAATGTGAAAAGGTGTGAAAAACCCTCTAAACAGAGGGTTATATGATAAAACGACGATAAACTGGAGTATTTTACGATCCCAGCGATTCTCCCTGCTGAGTAGTCATTCCTCCAGCTGGTGGTTCTCCAAATGGATCGTCTTCTGTTTTCTCTTTCTTGAAGATATTATCCCAATTATTTGCAAATGTCTCGGGATCCACTGATAGTGGTCTTGGTGTGCTTCCTTTACCACCATCACTCATTTCGATGCCTCAGCAATCTCCTTGTAGCCAGCCCAACTTGGATGAATATTATCAAATATTTGCTGATCAACCATTGCTTGATACATTGGTGTTGGAAATATTGGATATACGTTGTAATTTAACATTATTTCTCGCAATAAAATGAGATGTGAACCTTAACTCTTCCAAGTCAAGATCCACTTTTCTAGTATAGATAAAATTCGAATAAAGATTAATATTGTTCATTAATGTATTTAGTCAATGGAGCGGGAGACGAGATTCGAACTCGCGACATCTTGCTCGGCAAGCAAGTGCTCTACCAACTGAGCTACTCCCGCATTTTATGCTGCCATATAAGATTTGTATCTATCTGCTGCGTAAGAAGCAGCAAATGCTTTTGGTTTTACCATTGGAATAACATTACACATTCCTCGGATATAACCAGTCGCTTCATTAATAACGCATGAAGATCCGTGCATTTCATTTGGATTAATATCTAAATGGATTTGAACATCACGATCTTCTAACACATCGTGTAGCTTTAGGTAGAGCTCGGCGATTTTCATCGTTTCGTTCATCAAACGCATACGTGGGCGATTCTTGGTTTTATCCCAATCACGTTCACGTTGCACTTCACCAAAAATCTTACAACCATTGTTACCATTAATGTGAACAACAATCACTAAGATATAATCTGCGTACCAATCTTTACCGATCAAATGTCTTTCAGAATCACCACCAATATAGATTTTAGATTCTGGACTTTGTGCCATGATGAAATCTCTTACTTCATCAATGTCGATTTGCTTTCGCATATTATGCCTCATTCTATTGGAGCGGGACACGAGAATCGAACTCGTAACTGAAGTTTGGAAGACTGCCGTTACACTACTGAGTAATATTATTAAGCGTAAGTATTTTGTGTTAGATCTTCGCTAATTGTATGGGCAATTTCGCCATTTTCACCGTAAACCTTGGCAGTATGCCCAGTTCCACGAGTCATGTGACGAGCATGCTCAATTGCTTGCTCTAATGTTTCATGAATTGTTGTGGCAATTTTTAACATGCCATTAATCCAACGATGAATCTTTACTGTATGTGACATTTATTTTCCTTTAAAATAGTTTTCCCAAATTGCTTTGGTTTTATTTGTGTAGCGTTTCATGAACCACTGATTCAACACCACATTAATTCTTGGTGAAGAATATGCATTACGTAAACCTTTAACGATATCATGGCTTTCAGTTGGATCGCAACGACCAACAACTTGCCAAGGAATTTCTTTACTACCAATCAAAGGAACTCCCTGAGAAACTAAATCAGCACCGACGATGTTGAATGTTTCAGAGAAGTTACATTGCATACCTAAATCCATTTGAGCACATAGTTCTAAGAACTGTTCTCTTGGTGTCCAATTATGATTGATCAACTCATGACCTTCATCATACACATGCTGAAACAAACCTTTAAGATTATGTACAGCTGGTCCACCATTCATTTCTATTCTACCTGCATTCACGTGAAAACGCAACTTTTTATTGATTGAGTTTGCGAATTCAATTGCAGCAATTGCCTGAACCAGATGATTCTTTAGAGGTCTAATCGCACCGAAACAACCAATGTCAATATACTCTTTTGTTTTGTCTAAAGGTTTGCGTTTAAACACTTGAGGATAGTAGTTCGGTAGATAGATTACTTTATAATCCCATATTCTCCATGGCGATTTTGCTTTCATAATCTCTTTAACTTCACGCATCATACGTGGAGCATTGCAAGCTACATAAACATTATCCATCATGGCATACTCAGGAATCCAATCCATTGCTGGACCTTCGCCCGACATGAAAGGCATTTCTGAATGTAAACGAACAATCCATTTAACATTCGGATGTAATTTCTTTAATACTTGGAATTTTTCTGGAACAACCCACAACGCTTCGATAATAACATGAGTTGGTTTATATTGAGTAACTTCTCTATCAATATAATTGTTATCTGGAACAACAACCATCTTTGAATCAATACCAGAGTCAATCAACATGTCGTCCATAAACTTTGCTGAGTTGTATAGACCTGTGCTCAATCCAATCGAGTTATCTCGTTGAATATTATAATCATCTTTTCTTTTTAGTATGAACAGTAAGCGATTCATGGGTATACCAGTAGTGTAGAATTAAACAACATCTTATTTATGTATTTATGCTACTGATATATTTCCAAAATATTATACAAGGAGCCACCCATCATGCTGTTTTAATTTCCTACCATTACCTTTATTTCTGTTTTTGAATGTCTTAGTTTGACTATGGCAGTTTGGGCAGATGAGTCGTAAATTATTTGGGCGATTGTTATAAGCATTACCATCAGTATGATCAATTTCTAATACTATTGGTTGTTCCATCCATGTTTCTAATGAACAAACAGAACAACAATACCCATGTTGTTCAATTTTTTATTTAGGTTTTGCTCTACTTTAGAAGTAATTTGGTGCCCCAACACAGAATCGAACTGCAAATTGCTGATTACTAATCAGCTGTTATACCGTTTAACTATTGGGGCAAGTAAAGTATTTAGTGTACCATAAAAAATGTGTCAACATTCAAACCTTGTGGGCTTATTCCATGTATATTAAACAATCCTTCACAAAAACTGTAATATAACTGTTCATCAATTTCTCTTAATCCTATGCTTCTACTACCAGTACCACAACCAATAATTGGATATTCACCATTCAATTACCAGTTGAATTCTTGGCGATCTTGCGGGGAATCGAACCCCGATATTCTACTAGACAGGCAGGTATAATAACCACTATATGACAAGACCAAAATATGGTGACAAAATTCGCAAATTGTATTGATTGATTTGCAGGCTTGTCAAACCTTTGATGGACTTCTTACAGTGCCAATTCGTGGTGGGGAATACTGGGATCGAACCAGTCGTGACAGGGTGGCGTTCTAACCAACTGAACTAACGAGCCAAATTTGGTGGAGACCCTTTGATTCGAACAAAGAAGGTAAAAGACAATTGATTTACAGTCAACCCCCGATACCGTTACGGGACTAGATCTCCATTGTTTTTGTTTAGTGCTATCATGCCGATTTGTCAACAATGTAGCTAACACTGACAAGCGAATAGCAGTTGCAACGATCCGTTCCTCGCACAGTTGGACCCGAATAGTCATAGCGTCCTATGACGATACCTTGATAGCACTAAACAAAAACAACTATGGTAGGAAAGATCCCCCAACTCTTTCTTTACTACGAGACTTGTTTATAACCTCTACCATATTAAATTATACTGGGATAATCAGCAACAACTTCCCTCAAGGAAGATTAACCACGTATACGTCATACGAATGGTTGCATCATACATTACGATCCAACTTATCCAGCGTCCTCCTGAATTGTAGCGAACAATTCTCAAGGTTTCTTGTAAACTTAATGGGGTCAGGACGGCTCCTGATTACTTCCGCATTAAGCTACCTACTGGCATTGGCTACCCAATATAATTTAATATGGTACTCGGTACGAGAATCGAACTCGTCTTTCCACCTTGAGAGCGCAGTGTCCTAACCGATAGACGAACCGAGCATAGTGGTCAGATTTTATCTCGGAAAAACCCGACCTGAAAACCGATATTGCCGCACGCTTCCGACTTTACGTAAAGACTTAGAGAGGACTTTTGATTAATTTCTCAACCTAAGACACTATTATACATCAAATTGACATAAAAGTCAAGCGATATTTGATTAACCATTTTGCAAACATGGTTATATGGAGCACAGGGTGAGATTCGAACTCACGACTTTACAGGTTTGCAAACTGTTCCCTAACCATTCGGGTCACACGTACATATTTGGTGGGCGAGGAGAGGATCGAACCAACACCTTAACAATTATGAGTTGTCAGCACTGCCATTAAGCTACTCGCCCGAAATTCAAACAAGCATCTAAACTATCAATTAAGATTAGATTATGCATTACTTTCTTCAAACATTCAAGTTTATCTTTCTGAACACGCATTGCAATTGGATTTTTTGGATCAAGATACAAGTCATATTCAGGAAGATAAAAATCTGGAAAGTAGTTATGACTTTTACCGTCAGAACCAACATAAGGTATTGGTTCATTTGGTCTAATCCATTCAACTCCAGTTTCATCTAATCGTTTTGCTAGTGCTTCTTCCCAAGAGGAATCTAACATAACAACTGTTCCATCTTTTCTCACATATTCTCTTATAGATCTAACCAAACGTCTATGCTTTGATGCAAGACCCTTTTGACTAATTAATGCTTTAGATGTATCTGTATGTTTGTATCCAAGATTTCCTTTACGAATTACATTATCATACTTACCATCTGCGTATGCTTGTTTAATCCCTGCAGTACGTTTAGCTACAGCTTCTTTAGTATGCATTTGTTTACAACCTCCCCCATATGTAGATCTTTTGGGGTTTTCTAAACACCACCTACTGTGGTTTGCTTTGTTAGCAGTTGATAGACCTTCAATTTCTTTTTTACAGTGTTTACATTTAAACACAATTTCTCCAAAGATGGTGCGGCTGGAGGGATTCGAACCCCCAACAATTCGGGTAGAAGCCGAGTACTCTAATCCATTGAGTTACAGCCGCATATTTTTATTTATAAAAAAACTTTTAGTTTTTAATCTAACGACCCTAATGCAAGAAACCCTCTAGATTTTCATCTTAGAGGGTTTTGGGAAATAAACTTAGTAGTCTATCTTTACTTTCCAAAACCCCCAGTATCATACTCAATCGCTGTGGCATTAAACTGTGAGCGTGAGCAATTCCAGCCACTTAATAGCGGAAGATGTTTATTCATCGTTCTGGATATGTTTAATGTTTTCATAGTAGAAATTATACTACACCTTTTGATTAAAGTAAAGCGAAATTTTAATAACCTTACAAGTAGTAGGGTTATCATTTATTTATGAAATTAATTCGGCACTAACACCCATTGTTGATAATTATTTTGTGGATTTATCATTAATTGATAATGATAACCTGCAGGTGGTACTGGTTGAGTATAAACAACTGGTGGTTGCTGAACATAAACTGGTTGCTGTTCAACAATAACCTGTGGTCTAGAAAGTTCATAACCAATCACACCACCAACAATTGCTGGCGCAACCCATCCGTATCCATAGCCACCACGATAGCAACAACGATCAGCCATTGCTGAACCTGCAACTGAGAGGAGAACTAATGCTAGAAGGATTTTTTTCATATTTAACTCCATTGTAGAACCTATTATACCTTAGTTATTTATAAAAGGTAAGTTCTTTTTGACTTCAATCTTGCATTTCTCAAGGAATTCTATTCCAGCTGTATCTCGGTAAGATTCCCTATAATAAACCGATTTTATACCTGCACCGTAAATAAGTTTTGCACACTGAACGCAAGGAGCATGAGTAATAAACATAGTTGCACCATTACCAGATTCACCATCTCTTGCGAGTTTTGCAATGGCATTCGCCTCTGCGTGGATAACCTCATCCTTTGTCACAAGTTTATACGTTACCCACTCATCATGCAGCTTATCTGTTTGTTCTTTCCAATCTCCATCGTCACAATAGATTTTATCTTCGCAGTTATTATCCCAACCAGATGGAGTTCCATTGTAACCAATAGAGATAATACGATTATCTTTAACAACAACCGCACCTACGTGTAGTCTTCTAGAACTGGACAACTGCGCAAACCTTGCAGCAGTATCCATAAATGCGTCAATCCATTTTTGTTTCATAATATTTAATTGCTGGTCTAATTTTATAAAGTTCATAAACGCTTCTATGAACAGTAAAACAATCAACCACAATTTCTGTTCTTTTAAAGAAAAACATCATTTACCTTTAATCTTCATTATAATTTCTTGAGCTTCTTTCATTCCATTCTTTTCCATATCATCATCAAACAATTCTTCTTTTGCAAGTTGAATGTTATTTAATATAATCATTTCTTCTTCATCAGTCATTGAGTTCAACATCATTTTGAACTCATCTTCTTCAAGACTTAGAAGAAATAGAATGAAATCTCTATCATTATCCTCTAGATGTCTCACTAGATTTTACCTTTTTTTCAACAGGAGGAATGAACCCAGCATCAGTAACAAGTTTACGAGTGATCTTTTGGTATTTCTTATGAAGTGCTTGATCTTTTGTTGCGATCAGAATTTCTGCTTCGGAAGGATGCACACCTTCAAGTAATGAGATGAATAGTGATTCACGCTTCAGTGGCTCTAAATCTTCACGGCAAAAAACATACATACGACGCATCTCACCAAATAGATTTGTTGGTGTCATACCCAATGGTTCAGAAGCAGGTTTGTATGGAGGAGTGCCCTCTGGAAGAATCATTTTCTTTGCTGGATCAAAGGCATATTCAAAGAGAATTTTTAGAACAGCATCATTTTTATAGTTATCGATACACTTTGGATCAGCTTGAATTTCATCAAGAATCTGAGATACATATTTACGCATTAGAAGTCCTCTAGTTCATTCAGTAATAAACGGCATTGATGTTTAATTAAATATGTGTATATGCTCATTTTATCGCCAGTCGGTTTACTACTTATATATGATACAACG